GCCCGTGTACGCGACCATGCGGAAGCGGCGGAGCGCCGAATCGCTCTCGCCCTGGCGGGCTTCGATCCACTCGACGCTGACGCGCTCGGCGCGCACCTGATCCCCGGGCTTCGGCGCGTTCGCGAGGATCATGGGCGGGAGTTCACTCATCGCGCGGCCTCCCTTCGGCGGCCCCCGGGGGCCGAGGCGCCCGGGCGCGCCGGGGCGCGCGACCGCGCGCCGCGTCCGTTGCTCGCGGGCGGTTCATCGCGATCTTCCGGCTCGGCGTTGTCGTCGCGCGCGCCCGCGGGCTCGCGCATCACGACGTTGTACTTGCGCTCCATCTCGCCGATGAACTGGAGCTCCTTGGCGCGCTGCTCGACCTTCTGCTGCCAGTCCTGGCCGGTCTTCGCGTAGAGGTCCGAGAGCGTGGCGCTCCCGTTCTGGAGCCGGATGTCGTCGGCGTTGGCTTCCTTCACCGGGTCGACGTGCTCGAAACCGTCGAAGAACCAGGCGTGCTTCGGGAGCGCGCCGTCGCGTCCGATCTTGCTGCGCACTTCAGGGGTGAAGAGCCCCTCGATCAGCACCGCCTCGCGCAGGAACGCGGCGAGGAGCGGATCGAGGATCTGCGCGATGATCCGCTTCTGCTCGACGCGGATCGACTTGAAATACGTCTGATGGTCGAGACGGCCCGACGCGTAGTTGTACGAACTGCTGTCGGCGGCCGCGACGTTGAACGGCATGCTAAGGCAGCGCGCGATCTCGTTGATGACCTCGCGCTTGAACTCGGCGTAGGTGCTGACCGGCTGCTCGGCCTTGATGCCCTGGAGTTCGTAGCCGGCAGGGAGCAGCGGGACGCCGCCGGCTTCGAGGGGCAGGATGTCTCCCGCCGCCTCGTTGTGCTCGTCGGCGTCGCCCATCGCGTTGCTCTTGAGCGCCATCGTCATGTTCGCCGCGTTCTCGGCGGCGGCGACGGTGGCGAGCGTGTAGCGGCGCAGCGCGGCGCAGAGCGGGATCGCCGGAGCGATCTGCGAGACGCCGCGCCACTGCCCGGCGCGCTCGGGGCTGAAGTAGTGGAGCACCTGGGCGGCGGGGACGCGCTGCGGCGGCTCGAAGACGGTGGCGCCGATCGAGTTGGGGTGCTCGCGGAGCACCCAGTACGCGCGCGGGTTGCCGAAGTCGTCGAGCTCGACGCCCTCGGCGTCCATCCCGGAGAAACCCAGCCCGTTCACGCTGATGTGCTCGTCGACGACCTGCTCGGGCTCAACGAGCCAGAGGTCGAGTTTGACCTCGTGACGCAGGGCGGGATTGCTCCGCATGACGGCGATGCCCTCGCCGTCGCGCGCCTTCTGCACGCGCATCAGGTGGATGCGGTCGCCGAGTTTCGCGGCGTCGCACCAGCCCTGGAACGCCTCCTCGACCTGCGCGTCGACCTGGGCGTCGCCGGTGCGGAGCTGGAGCCGAGGGCCGGTCCCGACCGTGTCGTCGGCGAGCGTCTTGATGATCCCCGCGATGTAGCAGTTGTTCGCGTACTCGTACCGGGCGCGCTCGCGCAGGATCTTCCGCGCCCAGGGCCCCGCCGCCGCGTTGGGCGCGTAGGACTGCGCGTTCTGCCAGTGGCGCGCGTTGCGGTCGTTCGTCTGCGTCGCGTCGTAGAGATTCGACGCGCGGACGAACCGGCGCGGCTCATCCGGCGAGGACGCGCGGCCCAGACCCACGAACGAGAGCAGGCGCTGGGCGAAGTTCAATACTCACGCCCTCCCGGAGAAGAGGTTTTGAGCATGCGCGGGAGCGACCGCGCCGACGCCTTCTTGGTCAGCCACTCGTCGGCCTTGACGAGATCGCCGAGCGGATGCTGCTTCACGCGGCCGGCGTCGCCCTGAATCTCGCTGGGCTTGCTCGCCGCGGTCTTCAGGATGTCCTCGACGCTCTGCTCCGCCACGTCGCGCGCTCCGTCGCTGAGGCGCGGATGCGCGACCCTGCGCTCCGCTCGCTTCAAGCAGAGCGTGCGATCGCGCGTGCGCGAAGGCGACGCGCTTCCAGATCTGGAAAATCTGCGGCGTTTGCGGCTATTCGGTGGAATCGGTGGGCGGATCGCCCGTCGTTTCCGTCGTCATGAACTTCCGCCCGCAGCGTTCGCACGAGCGGTAGCGCACGACCTTGCGAAAGAACCGCGAGGTCCGGTAGACCGAGTGCCAGCACGAGCCGCACGACGGGCACTCGATCCCGGTGGCCTCACTCTTGCCCGGCTCCTCGGCGCGTCGCTTCATCCGATCGGCGAGCGGTTCGCGCGGCCTCTCGGGCGCAGCAGGCGCACCCGCGTCGATCGTCTCGCTCGTCCGTTTTCGTGTCGCCTTCGCCATCGCCTGATTCCTCCATGGCTCACGCCGCGCCGATGCGCTGCCGCCGCTTCTCCTCGAACACCTGCGACCAGGACCGACCGCGCCGGGCCGCCGCGCCGTGCGCCGCTTTCGACTCCTCGAGGGCGGCCATGCGCACGCCCAGGATCGACGCGGCGACGCAGCACCCCACGAACCCGTCGAACCAGTGCTGATCCGGGTTGTGGGGCGGGTTGCGCCACTCGTCCACCTCGCGCCCGTTGCCGAACGTGCGCGTGCGCCGCTCGGCGCACAGGTGCTCGACCAGGAGCCGGTGCCGCTCGGGACGGTCGCCGTAGAGCGTGATGGCCGAGGGATCGCCCAGCGGCGTCGCGAGGCGCGCGTGCGCGAACGACTTCCACCAGTTCGTGTCGTAGAGCACGAGGCGCGTCGCCTTCCCCGCGACCGGCGGCCTGATCATCCAGTTGAGACCGCGCTTCTCGCCCGGCTTCTTCGCCCACTCGCGCATCGGCTGCTTGCCGGCGGTGATGCCCATGCCTCGCGACGGGCGCACGATGTGCCGCCACCGGCTCTCGCGCACGAACTTCATCACGGTCGGCTCGCTCTGGCCCCACGCCGAGTCGATGAGCCCGAGCCCGACGGCGTGCTCCACGCCGCCCTGGGTGCGCCAGACCATCGGGAGCAGGCGGTCGCAGAGACGATCGAGACCGCCGTAGATCTGCGCTTCGAGCGATGCGCCCGGCATCGCGCTCTGGAGCGTGTGCTTGAGCCCGCGGAGCGTGAAGTGCTGCGTGCGCTGCTCCGGTTCGGTGCCGTAGTGCACGAGCGAGCCGCCGAATCGATCGTTGAAGGCGACGAGCAGGTAGTAGAGCGCCGACTGCTGCACGTCGATGAACGCCGTGAGGTGGACCGTGTCTTCCGGGAGCACGCCGTGCTTGAGGTTGCTGACGCGCGACGAGATCGCCACCGGATCGGGCTGGTTGACGCCCTCGTCCTCGGGGCTGCGCGGGTCGTTCTGGAACTCGGCGTAGAAGCCCTCCGGGTCCTGGAAGTAGAGGTTCATCGCGTGCTGGACGGCGCTGATCTCGTCGACGTGCGGCCCGATGCCCGTGATGAAGCGCTCCGGCCAGGCGGGATCCGCGCCCTTGTCCATCTTGCGCTTCTGGCGCTTGTAGAACTTCGTCGCGCGCGAGATGTCGCCGATCTCGCGGCCTTCGCGGTAGAGGTCGGCGTACTTGGCCCAGAGCGCCTCGTCCTCGGGCATCGCGTTCATCAGGCGTCCGCGGATGCCGCGCCACTCGGGGAAGATCGACGGGGTGAGGAACCGGTCGGCCAGGTCGCCCTTGCGGATGACTGTGCACGCCATGAGCGCAGCCAAGCGTCTGCCCGGCCCGGCCAGGTGCATCACCGCGCTCTTGATCTTGCGCTCGCGCTTGGCGCACTCGCTCTCGGAGTGCGCCGATTCGTCGCTCTGCGGGTCGTCGATGAGCGCGAGGTCGGGGCGGATGACTTCGCCCGAGAGCGTCATCGCGCGAAGGCCGCGGATGCTCCCCGTGATCCCCGCGACCCCGACCGTGGCGCCGGAGGCGCGGCTTCCCCGGACCGTCGGCAGGGTGATCGTGTTCGCGGTGATGTGGATGTTCGTGCGCTCGCCCTCGCACAGCTGCCCGGCGGCGCGCTGGTTGATACCCTCCAGGGCGCGGATGGGGTGGCAGATCTCCGGGAAGTCTTCGATGAGGAGGTCGTTGTGCTCGAGGTCGAGCCGGAACTCTTCGAGCATGTTCGTCGCCTTCGGCTCGTCGGCGCCGATCAGCACGACGAAGCGGCGATGCGCGTACACGAGGCCCCACACGCCGCCGGCGATGATGAGGGTGGTCTTGCCGCTGCCGCGCGGCATGGCGATGGCGCGGTTGCCGCCGTCGAGGACCGCTTCCTGAATCCCGGCGATCACGTCGAGATGGGTGGGGGACCAGGCGAGGGGGAACTTCTGCGACAGGTACGTCTCGCAGAAGAGCCGGAAGTCGCGCTCGCACGCGGCGCGGCGCTCGGGGTTCGCGCAGGCGGGGATCGGGCCGATGTCGCGCGCTGAGCGCGACTGCGCGCGGCGCTTCGCGCCCATCGCGTCGCGGTGCGCTTCGTAGCCGGCGGCGTCCTTGTTGGCGCTCCGGCCTTCCGCCATGCGCTCGACCGCGCCCGCGAGTTCGTCCAGGTCGATCGCGCCGTCGTCCGAGGTCGCGCCGGCGTCGCGCGCGAGCGATTCGAGCGTCTGCGGATCGACGTCGAGGCCGCGATCGCGGAGGGCTTCGGCGATCTCGTGCGGCTTGGGCTTCGCCTTACGAGGTCGGCGGGCCATCGGTGGCCTCCGCGCGCCGCGCTAAACAAACTCTGTCTGTGTTGGTTGGTGTTCCGTATGGGGTGGGGGGATGCTCACTGGGCGGAGGACCCGCCGCTCGCCCCGTCGCCTGCCTCGTTAGGTCGATGTCAGGTATCCCGGAATAGGGGGGTAGGCCGGGGTTTTCCCGGGGCTTGGCTCCCAGCCGGCCCAGCGCGTCGGCGAGCCGGTCGATCGCCCCCTTCGACCCCTGACGCATCGACAGTAGCGACTCCCGCCTCGCCATGATGCGGAGGATGCGGTCCTGGGCTTGGGCGTCACCCCCGATGGCGGCAGGCCAGAGCGCCGCCTGGAGTGCGTCCAGCCGCTCGAGTTCCATCTGGATCGCCTCGTCGGTCGTCTCGCTGGCGATGGCCGACAGGCCGATCTCCTCACGCACCAGCGCCGTCGCTTCGTCGCGCGTGATCTTCATCGCGTCGGCGATCTGCGCATACGACAGCCCGGCGCGCCGCAACTTCATCGCCTGCGCTCGGTCGCTCGCGCGTTTCGCCTGGTCGCCGCTCACTCGGTCGATGACTCCGCTGCTTCGGGCGTGAGTTCGTGGGCGTGACGCTCGAACACATCGAGCACGATGCCGAGCTGCGCTGCTCGGTTGCGGACGTTGCCCGCCTTGCCCGCGGCCTCCAGCGCGGCCATCAACCGCTCGAAGTCCTCGGCGCGCGCCGCCCACACCTCATCGCTCGCGATCATCGAGTCGGCCTGATCGAGCGCCGCCGCAGCGCGTTCGACCTCGTTGGGCAGGAGCAGGAACGTCACGATGCGGAAGTCGAGCGACGATTCGCTGATCGGGGCGGGCGCAGGCTTGTCCAGAGCGTTCAGGATCGCGTCGTCGAGTCCTGAGTAGGCCCGCGCGTCGACGCTTCCCAGCGACTCGTACAGGGCCACCAGCGTGGCGATGTCGTCCTGGCCGACGATCGAGTTGTGCGAGAGTTGGATTGCGACGCGGCGATCGTGCGAGAGCGCATCGTCGGTGACTAGCACCGGGATCGCATCGAGCCCCGCGTCGATCGCGGCGCGCACGCGATGGTTGCCCGAGAGCACGAGCCATTCGCCGTCGTCGTCGCGACAGCAGAAGGGGACCGACGTGAGCGCGCCGTCGGCCTTGATGTTCTCGGTGAGGCGCGCCCGCTGCTCGGCGGTCATGTAGCGAGCGTTTCTGTCGAGCAGTCTCAGGCCGCGTGGGTCGAGTGTTTCGACGCGGACGCTGATCGTCCCTTCCGTGCGTGCTTCGCCGTCCATTGGCTGAACCCCTCATCAAGCGTCCACGACCCGGCGGGCGCCGAGTAATTCAGCATGAACGCGTGGCCTTCGCGGCCTTCCTTGCGTGCGAGAAGATCGAACACGCCCCGGTACTTCATCGAGACCGGGTTGTCCGAGAACGCGGTCGTCAGGATCGACTGCACCCGCTGCTGCAGGCGCTGCTCAAGCCAGGATCGGACCTCGCTCGATCGCGCGGCGTAGAGCATGAGTTTCGAGAGCCGCGGATAGTCGGTGGGCGCGACGGCGAAGTCAGAGAGCATGTAGACGAACGGGCCGATCTTCGCGGCGGTCGCGTCGGCGGTTTGCGGGTTGGCTGGAGAGAAGGCCATGGCGCCGACGAGTCGATCGCCGCAGACGACCGCGAACGGATGCGACGCCTGCGCGGGCGTGATCTTCGGGTCGAGGTACTGGGCGCGCAGCGAGTTGAACTGCGACGGGCGGATCGGGAGCACGCGGAGCGGGCCTTCGATCGCGCGTCCGACCTCCAGGCGACGGATGGGGAGCGAGTCCACCTTCTGCCTGGGCATGACGACTCGCTTCGATCCGCTGCGCCCGTAGAAGTTCAGCGGCACGCCGCGCAGGGTCGTGAACGTGAGCGCCACCGCGTCGGCTTCGAGGCGCTCGCACCGGTGGGGGAGTCCGACCAGGTACGACGGCCGATCGGCGATGCGGTCGATGAGCGCTTCGAGCCCTTCCTCGTCAAGCAGCCGGTACTCGGGCTTCTCCCACTCGAAGAGCGCGTGGAGTTTCTTGAAGAGCGCTTCGTAGCCCCAGCCCTTGGTGAAGGGCGGGAATCCGATCACCGCGGTCTCGCGCGGGATCGATTCGAGCAACTCCATCGCGCCGCCGACGTGGAAGCCGGCGAGTTCGGGGAGCGAGGCGCGAAGCCGCTCCGTCGTCTCCGCGTGGAGCCGTTCCCACTGCTCGCGGTTCGCCTGGACGATCCTGCGCCAGTGCGGGTGGTCGACCTTGTTGATCGCGGGCGCGAAGCGCGACGCGAGTTCGACGGTGGCGGCGCACGCGACCGGATCGTCCCGGGGAAGCGACGCGTCCAGCCAGCCGAAGTGTTCCAGGTGCGCATCGGACACGCGGACCGCGATGGGGCGCCGCGCCGCGGCGCACCCCAGCGCGCACGAGTAGAGCGTCACGTCGCAGCCGAAGACCTTCCGAGCGAGCGGCGCGACGGTGCGCTCGATGGTCAGGTTCCCGGAGCAGATCACCTGCACGGGCGTCTCGCTGGGCCAGGAGCGGACGGCTTCGAGAACGACGGCCTGCGCTGAGCGGGGGATGGCGCCGACGAACATCAGAACAGCCCTCCCTGTTCGGCGGCGGGAGGCGGCGAGGGGAGGGGGGCGACGACGACGTCGATGCCCCGCGCGCGGATCGCCTCGACGATGCTCCGGCGATGGCAGTGCTCGTAGCCCTCGCACGCGCACATGAGCGCGAGGCGTCCGGGGTGCGCCCGATTGAGGTCCAGGAGCGCGGCGATGCCGGCGTCGGCGTCAAGGAGACGGATGGGCCCGCCTCGAAAGTTCACGTTGCCCAGTGCGCGGATGTGCCGGTATCGGCCCTGGAGCGCGGAGGTGAACCAGCGCGAGGACTTGGGCCCTTCGCGAGGGACCGCGTAGCGCACGTCGACGACGACGATCCCGGGCGCCGGTGATGCGGTGGCGCGGGCGATGTCGGCGAGTCGCCGGCCCCTGTAGCCGAACTCGAAGAGGGTGAGTTCGTGGACGGCTTGGGAACCACCATTTCCACCGTCACGCCGCTCGACACCGCGATGTTCTGTCCCGTCCGTGTCCCGTCCGTCCCATCCGGATAGCCGCAACTCCATGCGCCGTCGTCCCTTCCGGAAATGCCCCCCGCTGACTCTTAATCAGCGGGTTAAAGGTTCGAGTCCTTTGGGGGGCATTCCATGCGCAGAGGGGGCAGGGCGGGGGCCGGCCCGAGGCGTCATTCCCGGCACA